TCTGGTTTACCTTTTTTCCCATACCTCTGGGAGTATTTCAATACATTGCCAATACAAAACCCTGCACCATGGCCATTATCCATAATAAATTCAGTTGATTGGAATTTGCCTTGAGAGTAATGTTGATCGTATGTCTTATCAATGTATGCTCGAATTTCTTCGAGCAGTACATCTTCATTAAATTTATAGTTTATCACATAACCTCCTAATTAAAACGGTACTTCTTCGCCAGTGGCGTAATCAAGATTTTCTGTAGGAGTTTCAGAAACCTCAACTCCATCATCAGAAATTTTCTGATAAAGGTCAACAAAAGAAGTTTTGGTGTCGTCATCAAAACGATTGGTACAAAGTTCAATAGACTTCACACGGTCTTTGAAGATTGAATAAGTCTCAACAATGTGAGTCAAACGGCGAGTTGAAATAACATCATCAATACCACCATCTTCAAAAGTTTTACGAATAGTTTGAGCCCAAACCGTAAGGTTCGTAACAAACTCATCATCTTCCATTCCAAAAGAAGTAAGGAGTTTTGTTAGAATTTTTTTCTCAACAACTTGGTTTGGATATTCCTGTTCGAAAGTAATTTTGAATCGTTCTAGGAATGCCTCGTTCATGACATTGGTACCTACAAATCGACCATCGTCAGAACCTTTACCTTTAGTGTTTGCAGTTGCGACAATGGTAAACCCAGGCGCAGGTTTTACAAACCGATTATCTTTTTTCAGATAAACACCTTTACCATCAATGATGGACTGGAGACACATAATTTTGTTTGATGCAAGGTCTACTTCATCAAGAACCAGAACCGCACCTCGTTCCATCGCCCGTACCACTGGGCCGGCAACGAAAGAGACATTTCCATCAATAAGGGTCTTGTCACCCAAAAGATCAGATTCATCAGTTTCAACAGTGATTGGCACAACAATACATTCACGCTTCAACTGAGCACAAACTTGTTGAGTACCATAAGTTTTACCATTACCAGACAAACCAGTAATAAAAACTGGATAAAACATTTTAGACTGCACAATGGTTTTCAGATCATCAAAGAATCCAAACTTTACAAAGTTGGGGTCTTTTTCTGGAACTAGATTTTCATCATATGAAAGATCTACTTGCATGTTTACAACATTATTTTTGATGGGGGCACTAACAGAACCATCATAAGTTGGTAGTTGGTATTTACCACGACCAATACGATATTCATCAGACTTCAACCAACTTGGGTCTGGCAACTTGTGTACTTTTGCAAGATTGTTGATTTGAGTACGAGATAGTACATCAGTACCATATTCAGATTTTGCAAGAGAGACAAACTCTTTGCGGGCTTCGATTGTATTTTTCATCATATATTCCTTATTACAGGGTTTCACAAAACTTCTCATCACATATACTATTGAACCACAAAAGTGGTTCAATGTCAAGCAATTATTTCACTAAATCGACAAATTTATTCAACATTTGTCGATTAGATTTCTTTGAAACATTGTGTTTCATAAATGCCTTTACAATTTTACTTTTGGTCATTTCTGAATTGACTTCCAATTCTTCGGTTTTTGCGTCAATAGCATTTACAATGTAATATGCGTCATATCCTTCAGATTGACTAACCAAGTAATTATCCTTCCGTAGTTGGCGGACTAGTCCAGACACTTGCGACCAATTTTCTGCAACATATCGTGAAACAGCACGCTTCGCATCACCTCGTGAACCACCAACTAGATAAAAACCAATAGTGTTGATGTTATGTTTTTCTTTCAAAAAACTAATCATAAAACTGGTAAAAGTTTTGCGATTGTCATATGTTGCAACTTTGTTCGTGTCACGATCAACAATAACAGTTTTTTTCCGGCGGTAGGCACTAATAGAACCAAAGTATGGAATATTATTGTTATCATAAGACTGGCCGTTTTCTTTATAAAAATCCATACCAGAATTACTTTCACCGTCAGTCAAAACTACCAAGTTTACTTTTTTCAAAGAATTTTATTTACGAAACTTTTGAATAATTTTGTCTACAACTATAAGAGCATCATCCAATGGAGTACCAGACAACCCATCTTTAACCCAAGAATTATACCAATATGAGCGGTCAATTTGTTCCCCGGCGTTTAAGAAAAGATTACATGCAATTTTAAATTCGTTTGCATTCATCCGACTTGATAGATAATTACGAAGGTTTAATGCCCGAGATGGGATAATATCACCAGTTTTTAGTGTACTCATTACATAACTGTAATAATCTTGTAGTTCCATTTTACAAAAATCATTACCACCATTATCATTGAACCCATAAACTTCGAAAGGGATACCAACACGGCGACAGAAAGAGGCAAGAGTAACTGTTTGGCGGACAGTCTGATACACATTACCATGCATGGAACCAGACCAATCAACTAACATAATCATTCCATGATTCTTACCATCTGGGACAACAGTTTTTTTCTTGAAGATATCTTCGTTTATTTGATAACTCCAAAGTTTTCCAGAATTAATTTGTCCAGAGTTTGCAGTCATTGAACGAGCATGAGCATCTGCAGACTTTTTCATCTCAAATTCTTTTACAAGATAACTAATTGCATTTTTGTTATCAATCAAAAAATCTGGATAGAGTTCTTTGACTTGGTTTAGTTGTGATATTAAATCATTCACTACTTCTTTGTAATCTTGAACATGATTTTTCCAATTATGAGTATTGGAAATATTTGCATAATCAACATGCACAGCATTTTTATCTACAAGGTCTTGACTATTGCGTTCAAGTGCATTGTCAGTAATTGATGAGAACTCATTAACTTTACCTTTTTTGGCACCTTCAGAACCAGACGACACACTAGTGTTTTTTTGAGATTCATCTTTATAGTCGCCGTTCCCAGTAGTTTGAGTACCAGAATTATTTTCTTCTGATTCATTGGATTCGTCAGAATTTTGAGTATCATCAGAATTTTGAGTATCACCAGAATTTTGAGTATCATCAGAAGTTTCATCTTCAGTATCTTCAGAAGATTGCTCATTATTTGAATTCATATCATCAGAAAATTCTTCAGAAATTTCAGAAACAGATTCATTTGATTCACCAGATTCTTGTTCTTCTTTTTCTTGTTTTTCTTTCATGAATACAAACAACTCTTCAGCAGTATCTGCAACTTCATCAAAAGTTTCCAACTTTTCAATACGAGATACCCAAGTCATTTCTTCTTCGGTAAACCAATCACGAGCAATCAGATTTGAAGCTGATGCAGTTTTAAAGTAAAAATTGATACGGTCAATGAAAGAAATGTTTTCTGGGGAAACATCATTGATTTCGAAAAAGTTTCGAGCAATCAGGTCTTTATAACCTTTAATGAAACTAGTACGCAATCCCATGAATTTGCGTTTCATAAATTTCTCAATACGAGCATCTTCTAACACATTGATAAATGATTTGTTAGAGCGTGCATACGCATCTTTCAAAACATTTTCATCAGAAGGAGTGTATAGAGCGTGTCCTACTTCATGTCCAACAAAAAGATCATACAAATCATTGGAAATATCTTTCCACATAGGAATTGCGAGGACACGATTTTTCACATCGAAATACGCTGTCTGAATATTCTCATGGCGGACTTGAATATCTTCTTCTGCCATGAGTTTAGCAAGGAGGGATTTCGATTCTTTGGTATGAAATACCGACATAATTTAGACTCCTTTTATCACCTACATTATTATGATACCAAATACAGGTAGTGGAGTCAAGCAGTTTTTAAAAAAAACTTTCCAAACTTATG